AAACATCCTCCGAGCGGCTACAAGCTCGATCGCCACTTCTTTATGTTAAGCATGCTTGTAGGCATATCGTCGAATTCGCGCCAGTAGTCGATAAGTCCGTCAATGTCGTCGAGAGTAGCCCTTTCTCGCTCGTACATCAACTGTATGAGCCCAAGGGAATTGCGCCACCTTATGCCAAACATATCGGCAACCGACTGCATCGCCTTGTCATCTGTCACGACTATACCTTTGCATGCATAGCCTGCGCTCAAGACACGCATGTCGACAAGCGAAAGCTGGATGTGTTCGTCTTTGACATGCTGGCTGATGAATGAGAATGCGATATCCGCATCCTTCGCTTTCCGCCCAGACGGCGTATAGCGGTTGGACGCTCGCTCCTCAGCGTGTTCGGCTCCTCTCGCCCACCAGAACTTTGTCTGTAGGCGGGGATTTTTCGCGAACTCTCGGTCAAGCTCAGCAATCACCTTTAGGACATACTCCGGATCGCCATCAAGTCTTGTCAGCATGGGGCGGAAGGACCTTCCCAGCCGGAAGTAGGTGCAGCTGTCGAGAAGAATGACTGTCGGAAGACCCTTCTTCGCCATCTCAACCCCTCTTGGACAAATACATTATCAGTCCGTATGCATCGTCAGGGGACAGCCCAAGGAGGTGAGCCACGCTCCCGATTGGCATATTGTCCAACCCCAACTTGACCAAATACGCGGCAAGCGCCGCAAAGAACTCCGTCATCAGCCATTGTTCACCCTGTTTCACGAACTCCTCTGGCGATGGCATGCCCTTCCCGAAAACACGCTCGGCCACGGTCGTATCGTCCGCACTCCTCCTCGCAGCCGCCATCACGGCACCGTCCGGCGGCAGGCTACTCTTGTTGTCCTTGCCATGCCGCTTCTCGGCAAAGCGCAACGCCGTCAACACAGTGTAAGGCGACACATTCCACTCCTTCGCCTTGCGCACAATCGCACCTACTGCCGCCCCGCGCAGGCTTGGGAGTCTGGCGTAAAGCGCATCCGCCTCCAAAGGCGGGAAAAGCAGCGCGTTTGCAAAGTTGTCCGCAAACTTCTCTGATTCAGATCCTTCAAGACCAGGCGCAATGGAGTGGCCAATCTCGTGTGCCATCCAGAACAGGAAATCGCATACCTTGCTGTCAAGGTTGAGGACAACCCATGTAGCCCCTTTTGGCAGAGACACCCTCAACGCATTACCGTAATACTGCTTGTCACCCCAGAACGCTGGTATCAGGTTGATTCCGAAGAGCTTGAACCAGCGGACAAGGTCGCGAGACTCGATTTTTTGCGGCAGATTTAACTGTCTGCGGAAAAAGTCAGCAGCCATCGCCGCATAGTCGTAATCGCTCCTGGGGTTGCTTAGCGGCGCTATCGTCAGCCCGCTTCCTGCCTGGCTATAGCGGGATACTTGCTGGATGAAAGTCGCGAAAGCGTCGCAGGCCTGTTCATCTTCCGCATCCTGGACGCGATTCTGCTTTCTGCGGAAATTGACGACGGGAGTCGCGACATCACCAAAGCGAACCACGAGCTCGCCGTATGCGACGCCAAGAAGGACCCCTAGCGCCAGAAGCTTGTCAGGCTTGGGAAGACTCTCGCCGCCGAGCCACTTTGAAACGCACTCACGCGAAACGCCAAGGCTTTTCGCGACCGCGCTGGCGTTCAACCCCTTGGCCTGGAGCGCCTCGGCATTGAACACGTTCGGATTCAATTTGACTTCCATGAGAGAACCTTTCTTCCTAGATTTTCGGCGCATAGTATACCATATTTGCCCGAGCGTTGTCAACAGTTGTCAACCGATTGTCAACCGCTTATCAACAAACAATCACGCCATTGTTTTCAACAGCCTCACTTTGCGACTGTCTTTCCGTCGCCTCCACCACCCACTTCGCCGCCGACTCGAAGCACGAAACAGCTAGGCGCTCCTCGGCCGGAAGGCCCTCCTGCTTCGCGTCGTCCCGTTTCCTGTACGCGGCAACGCACTCGGGGACCTGCTCGGCAAGCACCTTCAGCCGCTCCAGCGCGAACCTCCACCCCATCTCGCTCATTGCTGCCTCCTTCCGCAGAAGGCCGATACTAGAGCCTCCTTCATCTCCTCGCCGCGAAGGACTATCTTCGGTGGTATCGGCGCGAAAGGATTGAAGTCCGACGGCTTGAACGGCTTTCCCTTCTTCGGGTCGCGATTGAGGTTCGCCATGAGCGCCATCTGCGAGGATACCATCCCCCACTCGAACTTCGCCCTCCCCTCCGCCATCAGCCCCAGCTCCCTCAGGGTGAGGGGGCCGGGGTCGACTCCGCAGATTCCCGCGAGCCGGGCTGCGGTCGCAAGGAGGTCTTCAGACGCTCCTCGAACTCCGGGCTTGATAGCGCCTTCTCGAGCACATAGAGGTTCTCCGTCTCGAACCTCCTTGCGAGGTCGACCGCTTTCCTGAGGAAGAGCCGCCTCGCCCCCGGGAAAAAATCGACGAGCTCGTCCAGGAACGCCCTAGTCGCCTCCGCGATGGATTCGCCGGCCAACGAGCTTCCGAAGTCCTCGTCGGTCACTCCCGCCGACTTCGCCTGCCCCTCGCAGAGAACCCACAGGATATCGACGAGGAGGATAGGGTCGTTGGCCACGCGATCCAGCGTGTCCGTCGCGACCGCCCCGTCCTTGCCTGTCGATATGATGTTCACAAGGTCGATTCCGAGAATGTCCCTCACGCGCTTCATCTGCCGCACGTTGAGATCAAGTTCCCAGGCGCGGCCTTTCGTGTCGGTAAAACGTCTCATTATTCTTCTCCTTTCTTGGCGTCATCAGCCGCCGTTGCCGCTTCCGTCCTTCCAGGTCGGCGCGCGCGTCACCAAGGTCGGCTTGCAGGTGACGGATACGGTGAGCGCCTCCTCCAGCGGCTCGGAACGCGAGAACGACGTCACGACGAAGTCCGCGTCCAGCCCGTTGCCGTCGCCGTCCGAGGCAAAGAGCGCGATGGCGGAGTTGTTGAAGTATGCGTTCTTGATGGCCTTGAACCCGTTGTCCGACGTGTCCCAGACCATCTCGAACTCGAGGCTCGCGTCCTTCAACGTCGCAGCCGTGATTCGCCAGCCCTCGGCCGCACGGGTCGTGATGTCGGCCTCGCCGGTCTCCAGCGTGAGCGTCACGTCCTTGCAGTTCGCCATTTCGGAGTTGGCGGTCTGTCCCGCCGTTCCGTGGAATAGCTTTGCGTCCAATCCAAGCTTGTATGCCATTTTATGGTTCTCCTTCTGTTTGTCTGTAAATCACTTGACCGCGTCCTTCCACATCTTTGCGACGTGGGGCGCGGACTCCTTCAAGGCGGGACCCATGAGCGGGCGCTTCGGATAGCGCTCGCGCCTGTACTTCCCGCCGAACTCGTGCGCTGCCATCGAGGGGCCTACGAAGTTGAAGCCGGGTCCGACGAGGACGGAGCTGTCGCCGTCCGAGCCGAAGAGTATCGCCCGCTTGAGGAGGCCCTTGCGCGAATGCGGAGGCGACCCCGGCTGCGACGCCTTGGGGCTCGTCACGACCTTCCTCTGGGCGACGCGGCGGACATACGCCCCCGCGCGGCGGAGGATGTCGCGGCTCGCCCTCGCAATCCTCGCGACAAGCCCGTCCTCGTCGAAATCAAGCTCGCACTTCATGGGAGTTCACCTCCTTGAAGAGGAGTTCGATTACGCCGGTGAACTGCCGCCTGTCCCTCATGTGGTCCGGGACGTACAGCGGCGCATGGTTCGCCTCGACGCACTTCGCGCCCCTTATCTTACGGTGCAGGAAGTGCAAGGCGAGCGTCTGCACGTAGCTGACGAGGTCGACCAGATCGTCCTCGGTCGCCTTTCTGAGGATACCCACCTGCACGGTGAGAAGATCCTCGCGGAATCCGCGCGCAAGCATCCTGTGCTTGATGCCTACAGGAACGACCACGATCCGCGTCCTCTCCTTGATGTCCTTCAGCGCGAACTCCGGCGCGAGCTCGACTTCGGCCTCTCCGATGTCCTCGGCAACGCC